ATTTGGGGGGCGGCGGATCAGGCAGTTTCGAGCCTGAGGCGTTCGAGGAACAGAGTCAGCTCGGGCTGAGTGTAGCGGGTCAACGCAATTCGCGGCCGCCGGTGATGGGGACGGGAACGTCGAAATCTGAACGGCGGCGAATTTCTCGATTCGCCAGCGCTCCTAATGGTGGATCGGCCGGACGGCGAGTCGCCCATCAGGGTTCGAAACTATTCCTCCATCGGCTCAGCCTGAATCGGTCGGCCGTGGCATTTCGACGCTTTGAATCGCAGCGGTTCAAAAAATTGCGAATATCAATTGCTTACACGAAAATCCACCACGCCGCCGATCGTGAAACGGTCACCGGCGCTATTTTTTCCGAGTGTTGAAAGAGCGGAACTAAAAAGATGCGAGTATCAATCGTTTACACGGGGATCCCATGAAGGCGTTGATCATGAAACCCCTCGCCGGTGGTATTTTTTGCCGAGAATTCAAAGAACGGGTCAAAAAATTGTGAGTATCAATCAGTTACGCAAGATCCGCGACGCGACAATCTTAAAATTGTTACTTGGCGTGATTTGTACATTCCAGTTGAAACAGAGTTCATCGCTGTGGATAAACACTCGTTTCTCCTATTGTTTCGTGGTTAGGGCGTTGACGAAACGTACGCGAACTTCCAGCTTCCTGTTGCGCGGCTCATGCCCCGCTCGAATCCGACGCGATTGGCGTCTTGCCCTTAAGTGAGAGAACGATGAAGAACTTTCGGCTCGGCGCGGAGGCCGCCGCCCTTTCCTCGCCGTCGGAATTGCAGTCGCCGAAGCGAGCACCTCTATCGATCGAGCATGTTCCGCTGGATCGCCTGCAGCCCGATCCCGGCAACGCGCGCCAGCACAGCGCCAAACAAATCCGTCAAATCGCCACGAGCATCGAGACCTTCGGCTTCAACGTGCCGATTCTCGTCGACGCCGATCTGAACGTCATCGCCGGCCACGGCCGGCTGCTCGCCTGCAGGCGCCTGGGCTGGCTCGAGGTTCCGACCATCCGTCTCGATCATCTCTCGCCAGAGCAGCGGCGAGCCTTCATGATCGCCGACAATCGATTGGCCGAAGTCGCCAAATGGGACGATCGGCTGCTGGGGGAGCAGCTGCAGGCGTTGGCCAGCGTCGATCTGGATTTCGACATCGAGGCGATCGGATTCGACATGGGCGAAATCGATCTGCGCATCGAGTCTTTGAGCTCCAAGGACGCCGGCGCGGCGGAGCCGCCGATTCCCGATGTCGCCGGTCCAGCGGTGAGCCGTCTCGGCGACTTCTGGCAGCTTGGTCGCCACAAATTGCTCTGCGGCGATGCGCGCGAGCCTTCGGCCCATGCCGCTCTGATGGGGGCCGAACGCGCCGCCGCGGTATTCTCGGACCCTCCCTACAATGTCGCGATCGATGGCCATGTCTCGGGATCGGGCAAGATTCGCCATCGAGAGTTCGTCATGGCCTCCGGCGAGATGACTCCGGAAGCCTTTACCGCCTTTCTCGAGGCGTCGCTCGCTCGGATGAAGCGGTCTAGCGTTGCCGGCGGGCTCGCCTTTATCTGCATCGATTGGAGGCATATTTCCGAATTGCTCTCCGCCGCTCGGTCGACGGACTTGGATCTGCTGAATCTCTGCGTCTGGACCAAGACGAACGCGGGCATGGGCGGCCTATATCGCTCGCAACATGAGTTGGTCTTCGTGTTCAAACTCGGCGCCGGTCGGCACCGCAATAACGTCCAGCTAGGCCAGCACGGCCGCAACCGCACCAACGTTTGGCGCTACGCGAACGGCCCTGGGTTCGGTCGCGCGGGCGAGGAGGGCCACCTCGCGGCCCTGCATCCGACGGTCAAGCCGACGACGATGATCGCCGACGCGATCCTCGATGTGACGCGGCGCGGCGACATCGTTCTGGACTCCTTCCTGGGCAGCGGGGCGACCCTCATGGCCTGCGAGCGAACCGGGCGTCGCTGCCATGGAATCGAGCTCGATCCCCTCTACGTCGATGTTATTGTTCGGCGCTGGCAGACCTATACCGGCGACAAGGCGCGCCATCTCGAAACCGGCCAGACGTTCGAGGAAGTTCAGACCCTTCGATCCGCCGTGGGTGGAGCGGCGTCGTGAGCGCGAGCAAGCGATGGTCCGAAGGGGCTCTCGAACCGGCGGTTGCCGGCGACGAAGCCAACGCTGAGGAGCGAGAGGAATCGCGGATCGGCTACGGCCGTCCGCCGGTTGCGACGCGATTTCGCAGGGGTGTATCCGGCAATCCGCGCGGCCGGCCAAAGGGCGCGCGCAATATCGCCACCGTCGTCGCGGCGACCCTCGGCGAGCGGATTTCAATCACGGAGAATGGACGCCGCAAGCGGATCACCAAGCTAGACGCGGCGGTCAAGCAGCTCGTGAACCGCGCCGCCGGCGGCGACGCGCGCTCGCTGCAGCTGCTTCTCGGCCTGATGCAAACCATCGAGGCGCGGCCGGCGCCGTCCGATCCCCAGCAACCCTCCGAGGCAGATCGAGAGGTCATTCGCGACGTGCTGCGCCGTATGAGCGAGACTTCCTCGTGAACGAGCTCTCCCTCCGCGAATATCGCGCGATCTGCCGGCAAGATTTCCACACCTTCGCGGCGCGTTGCTTCACGCACTTGCACGGTGGCTCGGCGTTTCATCCCAACTGGCATCTCGAGGTCATCGCCGCCGCGCTGCAGGATTGTCTCGACGGCGGCGTCAAACGCCTGATCATCAATCTCCCGCCGCGCAATCTCAAATCGCTGCTCTCCTCGATCGCCTTGCCAGCGTTCTGGCTCGGCCACCGTCCCAACGCCGCGATCATCAACGTTACCTATGGCCAGAGCCTTTCGGAAAAGTTCGCCCGCGACTGCCGCGATGTGATGAGCTCGCCCTGGCTGCAGGCGCTGTTCCCGACTCGTCTGACCAACCCCCGGGCAAGCCTGCACGAGCTCACCACTACGGCTGGCGGCTTTCGGCTCGCGACTTCGGTCGGCGGCGTGCTGACCGGCCGCGGCGCCGATCTCATCATCATCGACGATCCGCTGAAACCCGACGAAGCGATTTCGGAAACCCAGCGCCGAGGCGTCAATGAATGGTTCGACGGCACGTTGTTTTCCCGTCTGAATGACAAAGCCGCGGGCGTGATCGTCGTGATCATGCAGCGACTCCACGAAGATGACCTCGTCGGACACCTGATACGTCAGCAGGGCTGGAAGGTTCTCTCCTTCCCCGCCATCGCCGAAGTCGACGAAACCCACGTCGTCGAGACGATATTCGGTCGTCGCGTCTATCGTCGGAAGACCGGCGAGGCGCTCCATGCGGAATGGGAACCCCTGGCGACGCTCGAAACCATCCGGCAGACGATCGGAACCTACAACTTCGCCGGCCAATACCAGCAGTCGCCCGCGCCCGCCGGTGGCGGCATGGTCCGCGTGGAATGGTTCGCGCGGTACGATCCCGAATTGCTCGATCGTAAATTCGAGCAGATCATTCAGAGCTGGGATACCGCGAACAAGCCCTCCGAGCTCGCGGATTATTCCGTCTGCACCACTTGGGGGTTCAGGAAGGAGCACTTCTATCTGCTCAACGTGTTCCGCAAGAAGCTCGGCTACCCCGACCTCAAGAGGGCCGTGCGAGAGCAACACCGGTTGTTCGGAGCTTCCACCGTCCTGATCGAGGACAAGGCTTCCGGCACGCAGTTGATCCAGGAGCTCGTCGAGGAGGGCCTTTCCGGAGTTCGCGCGATGAAGTCGGAAGGAGATAAGATCATGCGTCTGCACGCGCAGACCGCGACGATCGAGAACGGCTTCGTCCACCTTCCGGCGTCCGCCCCCTGGCTGGCCGACTACCTGCACGAACTCACGGTCTTCCCCAATGGTCGCCACGACGACCAAGTCGACTCGACCGCGCAGGCGATCGCCTGGACGAAGCAGCGACCGCCGGGATGGGGCATGTTCGAATGGTGGCGGCAAGGTGCGGAGCGCGCCCGTGACCTGAATGTGGTCACTCCGATGGTTCGCCTGCTCGCGCCGGTCGGGATGGCATATTCACAGCTGCAGACGCTGTCGGGTCTCCACCTCACGATTCCCGCCGACCGAATCGTGACGCTGACCGAAGAAGACGCAGGGCCACTCAGGCGAGCGGGGTGGTCCGAGGCGCCCTAGGCTGGACTGCCGTCGCCGACCGCGGAGAATCGCAAGACCGTCATTCAACGATTATTTTTTGGCCTAGTCCAGACCCGAACGAAACCATTACCAGGAGCGCGGGCAGGGTCATGTTGATGGCCGTCAGACTTCCGATGTCGTCCTCGCAATGCGCTTGAGAGGTTGTCAGTTCGATT